CCGTTCAGGCTGAGTACCGCCGGGGCCAGGCCCTGGGGTCGATCTACATTGACCGCAAGGAAATCAGGCACGGCACAATCGACAGCATGAGCAAAGAAGAAGTGCAGCGCAAGTTGGACGAGCTCAAAGCCCTGTACGGTGGGCCACCACCGAGCGCCCTCATTGACGCCAGCACGGGCATGGTGATTGAAAGCATTGACCGTGAAAAAGACCCCGCTTTTGTCTCTCCAGTGGCAGAACCTCCCCCCGATATCTTTGAACGGGATAACGATCTGGGACCCGACGAAGATGGCAACCCCTGAAGCTGCCTTTGCTGCCCGGGTACGGGATGGGCTGCGCCCGTTTGACATGGACACCGAGCGCATCGAAAACCGGGTGAACCTGGGCGTGTCTGATTTGCTGGTTGGCGCTGGGGATCGTTTTGTCTCGATCGAGCTTAAAGCCGTGGTCCGCGGGTTGAAGGTCTCGCTCCGTCCGCACCAGATTGCTTTCCTGACCCGCCATGCAGCGCGTGGCCGCCCGTGTTATGTGCTGGTCCATCATGTGAGCACGGTTGTGCGTCCCGGTCGAATTGCTTTGTACCATGGCCGTCAGGCGATCGAGCTTGCCCAGCAGGGTTTGCGCCTCGAGCCCATGGCGTCATGGCCAAACCGGGGCATGCCCTGGCAAGAGCTTGCCGAAATCTTATCAGGGAAATCACTGATAAAATAAGTTGCGCGGCTGTTAATTTCCTGCTATGATGGTGGAACCGGAACACCTCCGGCAACCTAGAAAGGATAGAGAAAATGGACACTCAAGACGAGACCAACCCGCAGGGCCAGTTTCACTTTTACGCCTCGAGCATTGCCGATTGGGCGACAACCAATGAGACCCGAGACCTCCGGGCATTGCTTAAAATTATGGACAAATTCGGGTATGACTACAACCTGTTTTTTGTTCCTGTGCCCTTTAAATCTTCCTACAAAATCAAGCGCTATGAACCCGAAGTTGAGGGGGCTATTTGGCTTGGTCAATTTGAAGTGAAGGGCAAAAAATGAACCCGATCGTCGTGACTTTTTACGCCCCGCCGATTCCATGGCGCGGTGCTGACTATTGCGCCACACGCGAAGGGTATGATTATCTTGACCCATTGGGTTATGGTGAAACTGAAGCGGGTGCGGTCGAAGCGCTGCTCGAAATGGAGGGACTATCTAACCCTGATTTTGAATAGAAAAAATCAATTGGACGGCTGCGCCGATTGCTGCAAAATAGGTGCTGCCGTTTATTAACTTTTAGAAAGAATAGAGTCATGTTAAAAACAATCGCCGTAACATCGAACCGTAAAACCGGGCCCATCGCTGCCACATATCGCAGTGGTGTACATGAGACATATGGAACATGCCCGCGGTCGTGCGCGCTGCACCCGAAAAGTGAAACCGGCACGGTGGAGGTGGACACGGAATATATGGCCGCAGTGTCTGACGCTGTACCGCGTAATGGCCAGGCTTGGACATATAGCCATTTTCCGGCTGAGGCGCTGCCCTCACCGAAGCCGGGTAAAACCGTTTTCAACGCATCATGTGACACTATGGCCGAAGCCGTGCGCACTGTAGAGCTTGGCCGCCCTGCTGTATTTGCTGCCCCGGTGGAAATGTCCGACAGTTTCCCGATGGTGCACCGTGGCGTTAAATTCGTGCGCTGCCCTGCTGATATGTCCGAGTCGTTCACCTGTGCACAGTGTGGCGGTGGCCGCCCCTTATGCGCCCAGGGGGGCCGGGATTATGTCGTCGTTTTTGTCGCCCATGGGTCCGGAAAAAAACGAGTAGGCACGGGCAAAGGTGGTTGCTATGCTGCCGGTGGTCCGACAGCCATTGCATGGCATGGCACGAAAAAAACCGGGCTCGCAAATGATGCTGCTGCTGTTCGTGCGTTTGCTCGCTCGCTGCCGCCGGGGTCCATGCTGCGGCATCATGTGGCGGGTGACATTGGCCGGGAGGGGGCCTAATGTTTTTTGCTCTGGCTGTGTTTATAGTGCTGTGGATAATAGTTGACCTGTTTACTGGGGATTAGCCACACTGTTTAATTTTGGTATATAATTCATTCACCGGGCTTTTCCGGCAACTCAGAGAGGATAGAGAAAAATGGCACATATGATCGACACGACAACAGGCACCGCAGCAATGGCATTTGCTGGACAAACCCCATGGCATGGCCTGGGCCAGGCGCTAACCCCGGACGCTTCAATTGAGACCTGGACCAATGAGGCCGGGTTAAATTACACAGTTAAAGAGTCCCCAGTACTGTTCCAAACTGACGCGACAACAAACCCCGAAGAGTTCAAAGGCCGCAAAGTTTTACACCGTAGCGACACCGGGGCCGCGTTGGCTGTAGTGTCTGACGGTTACCGCGTGGTCCAGCCCTCCGAAGTTATGGGGTTTTTCGGTAAGCTGGTGGAGCTTGGCGGGTTTCAAATGGAAACCGCCGGGGTGCTGAGTTATGGCCGCCGGGTTTGGGCACTGGCAAAAGTAAACGAGGGGGCCGACATTGTCGAGGGGGACACGGTCCGGCCTTATGTGCTGCTTGGCACCAGCTATGACGGGACCATGGCCACAGTGGCAAAATTTACATCGATCCGCGTGGTTTGCAACAACACTATCACCGCAGCGCTGGGCCGGGAAAATGCTGGTACTGTTCGGGTGCTGCACTCTGAGCGCTTCGATCCTGACGCTGTCCGTTTAGAGCTTGGCATTGTGGGCGATAACTGGGAGCGCTTTTTAATTCAATCCCGTAAACTGTCCGGCGAAACCATGGCCCAAATTGAAGCCGATGCGTTTGTTTCTGCTCTGCTGCAGCCATACCATACGAGCAAAATGGAGCTAAACCAAACCCGCGGGTATAAACGGATCATGGAATTATTTAACGGCCAAGCTATAGGCGCGGATATACCAGGCGTGGCCGGTACGCGCTGGGCGATGCTTAACGCTGTCACTGAATTAGTGGATCATGAGAGGGGCCGCAGCAACAATACCCGCATCGAATCGGCATGGTTTGGAACGGGTGCAGCGCTTAAAAATAAGGCTCTGGAATTACTGAGCGCTTAACCTATCGATAAGGGGCACCCGATAGCGGGGCCCTATCGAGGGCGGATTATGCAAAAAACACATAATCCGCCCGAGTTGTTTTTGCATAGCTAAACCAGCGCCGCGGTCCGGCAGCCAGCACGCCTTAAACGTGGCGCGTGGTGCGCGCGCCGCGGTCCGCGGGGCTTGGTCCGCGGCCCGTGCCCCGCGCAGCGGGGCACGTTTTGCGTGGCTATCGGGGCTCCGGCCCCGATAGAAATAATTCATTGGCCACGGCGCGTGTTGGTGGTGCTATAATAGCGACACTGCTCGGGGCCCCGAGCAGTTAATCAACTATAGAGGATAGAGACCATGACCAAATTAAGTGAAGATTTCAAAGTTGCATTTACCCGTTCCTACTTGAAGTGCGTTGCTTATGCTAGTGCAGACGAGGTCGCAGACTTCTTGAATGCCCAAGAGTTAGATATTGACTACGACGGGGAGAACCACACGAACCTGATGGACGCCTACCTTGTTTTTCATGACGGCATGGACTTTGCCAACTCATTGCAGCCACACGAAAGGGGTGCAGCATGAAGTACATTGTCGAAACCCGCTTTGGCAACACTTGGGAGAATGTCTGGACTGATGACGATATCCCGTGCGTGTTCGACAGCGAACACGAAGCGCGCGCCGAGATAAACGACCTGTTGAAAGAAATGCCCGATTATTCCGAAAGGGATTATCGGATTGTCAAAACGGTGCTATAATAGTTTCACTGGGGGCAGCCGCCCCCAGTTAATCAACCATAGAGGATAGAGAAAATGACAAACCCATTTCGTAAACATGCCAGCGGTTTATTTGCAAACCATGGTGGAAACATTGACCAAGCTATGACATATTCGATGTCATTAGTCGATACCTTATCCGGCGCGGATAAGGTTGCAGCCACTACCGCCGTCATGGTTTTGGTAAACGCTGCCGCGGCAGCGTTTGACGATCGGGGCCCGAGCCCCGAGAAGATTGTGCTGCTGGACCTGATCCGCGGTGAGATTGACAAGTGGTCAGAAGATGAGTTAGAGGGCAAGCTCGCAAGCTGGGCATCAAATGAGCTTGATATGGAATCGAACATTGATCAATGGATGGATGACAACCTAGAGGACAGGATAGGTAATCTGGATTTAGTTGTGAGAACCCGATAAGAGTAGTTGACACGGGGCCATGGCCCCGTGCTATAATAGTCTCACTGTGCAATCATGCACAGTACAACCTAGAAAGAATAGAGCATCATGAATACAGTTAAGACAATCAGCATCAGCGGTAACGTGTTTGCATTACCTGATGGCATGCCTGCAAAGGATGTGCAGGCACTGGCCGGATTCCTCTGCTCACTGTCGCAAGTGCGCAGTGATTACAACTACGACGACAGCACCTATGTTTACTCACTGGGTGACGGGGTTGAGGTGCGGATTGCTGACCGCAAGCTGGTCAGCAAAGAGGAAGCAACGACCATCGAAAAGGAATCACGCGCAAGATATCAGGCCAAGCGCAAAGCTGAGGAAGCAGCCGCAGCCGGTGACTTACTGGCTATGCATGTGAACAGCTAACCGATAAGGGGCCCGCAGCCGGGCCCCTTAGTCCAGGTGCAAGCCCCAGGTCATCGACCTGGGGCTTTTTGCTTTTCCCCTTATGAATCAACAACTTACAGCATCATAGGCAAAGGTAATCGGGGCCGCGGCCCCGATAGGTTTATGGTATAACTACTTGAAAACAGAAGTACTATCAACCAGGTGTTATTTTAGAAACAGAAGTACTACATAGCCCACGGCTATCGGCGCGCTCGCGCCGATAGTTTTTCCCTTTATTTTTCCCTCAATAGGTGGTGGCGGGGGTGGGTGGGCCCGCATACCTCTACGTGTGACTATGTACCTATGACTTTAAGACAGGGGGAGGGCCATAATCAACCCGTCAGCAATAGGCAACAGCCGTAGCCTGATTTCATACCCACAATTTGCCTTGAGAACCTAGACCCCTACCCCCAGAAACAGCCCCCTTGTTTGCATAAATCAAAACCTCGGTTAATATTTGCAAAATTCAAAACCTGGCCTTATGCACACCACCCCACCAAAAGACGCTGAAGAAGAGATGCTGCGCTTGCAGCTACGGCTGCAGTTGCTCGAGGCCCACGAGAAGTCAACCACGAGCTTTCTCGACTTCTGTCGGTACGTCTGGCCCGAGATGCTCGTTGGGGAACACCACAGAATTATTGCCAAAGCCTTGGACCGCGTTGTGGCAGGCGAGTGCAAGCGTCTGATGATCGCGATGCCTCCACGGCATGGTAAGTCGCAGCTTGGCAGCTACCTGTTCCCGGCGTACATGATGGGGAGAAAGCCTGATTCCAAGTTGATTGTTGGCTCGCACACCGCGGACCTCGCTCAGCGGTTCGGGCGCATGATCCGTAATCTTGTGGATGACGAGAAGTACAAGGAACTTTTTCCTGGCATGACCTTGTCTATTGACTCCAAGGCTGCTGGTCGGTGGAACACGGCCCAAGGTGGGGAGGCCTTCTTCATTGGTAAGGGCGGTGCGATGACCGGGCGCGGTGGAAATATTGTCATCTTGGACGATATCTTGGACGAGCAGGACGCTTTGTCTGAAACGGCGATGGAGAATACGTGGGAGTGGTACACCTCTGGTCCCCGGCAGCGATTACAGCCGGGCGGCGCGATCATCGTGATCAATACTCGGTGGAAGACCGATGACTTGTCTGGCCGCTTGCTTAAGCAGCAGGGGTATTTGAAGTCGGATCAGTGGGAGGTGCTGGAGTTTCCCGCCATCCTGCCGTCGGGCAATCCGCTCTGGCCGGAGTACTGGCCGATCGATGAGCTGGAGAAGGTCAAGGTCACCATTGGTCTGAAGAAATGGAATGCGCAGTGGCAGCAGCAACCCACGAATGATGAGGGGGCTGTTTTGAAGCGCACGTGGTGGCGCAAGTGGACGGACCCAGAACCTCCGCAGTGTGAGTATTTACTGCAGACCATGGACACGGCGTACAGCAAGAAGGAGAGCGCGGACTTCTCTGTCATTGCAACGTGGGGCGTATTTACTCCCGATATCGACTCGGGGCCAAACCTTATTTTGCTTAATGTGCGCAAGGGCCGTTGGGATTTCCCCGAGCTCAAGCGGATCGCGAAGGACGAGTATCAGTACTGGAAGCCGGACAATGTGTTGATCGAGGCCAAGGCCACAGGCACGCCGCTGCAGCAAGAGCTTCGCCGGATTGGCGTTCCCGTCACAATGTTCTCGCCTGGTGGTAGGCGGCAGAATCAGGACAAGCTTAGTCGGGCGAATGCTGTTGCTCCGCTGTTGGAGTCTGGTATGGTGTGGTATCCAGAGGGGATGGAATGCTGCGAGGAGTTGGTTGAAGAGTGCGCTGCTTTCCCCAACGGTGCCAATGATGACCAGGTGGACGTGACGACCATGGCTTTGCAGAGGTTTCGCCAGGGTAATTTTATTGCTTTGGAGTCGGACGACCAGGACGAGGGGGAGCCTGCTTCTGAAGCAGTGGTTGAGTATTATTAGAATGCCGCATAAAATGTCTCATCTATTCTCCCGGACCGCGAACCATGGCCCAAGAACTCTCTGACAAAATTCGCGCAGCAGCGCAGGCCAAGGGCATTGACCCTGACATAGCTTTGGCTATTGCTAAGGCGGAGAGCTCTCTAAGACCGAACGCTACGCCGGGCACATCCAGTGCTGGCGGCTTGTTCCAAGTGGTGGACAAGACGTGGAAAGAGTTTGGCGGCAAGCCGGGCAAGAAATTTGATCCAGATGAGAACATCCGTGTGGGCACGGACATCATTGCAAAAAATACCCAGACGCTCAAGAACTTCTTGCAGCGCGATCCCCGGCCCGCGGAAATCTACGCAGCCCACTATTTCGGTGCCAATGGAGCCAAGAGCTTTTTGACTGCCGAGCCCAACACGCCCATGGAATCCTTGTTCCCGGCAAAGGTGATCAAGGCCAACCCAAACCTCAAGGGCAAGACTTCTGGTCAGGTCCTGGCTTCCTTGGAAACCAAGATGAGTCCAGCCCCGGCCCCGACTGTTTCACGTGAAACACCGGCCCCTGCTCCACGGGAACCGCTCCCTCCTTCACTGCCTCCGATGGCCGCGGCCCCCGCGGCTGCGGCGGCTACCGTAGCTGCTGCCCCCACTGGTTCCAAGATGGCCAACCTCGGTCCAAGCTACCAGGCCGCCCTTGCTTTGTCGTTTCTGGCCGACACGGATGACAAGGAAGACCGGGATATAGACCGCGAGCCGGGGGTCGCGGAGAAATGGCTGGCACAAATGGATGCCGCTCCGCGGTCCGCGGCTCTTGCTGAGTTTGCAGATGTCAAGATCAGGTCTCCTTTTGCCGAGCCACAGCAGCCTTTGAAGATGGCGGGCGGCGGCCAGGTCGATTTGCCGCTGTACGACGTCAAGGGCAACCGGACGGTGATCAATGACGGTGGCGGCAGCGATGCCTACTCTGATCCAAACCCCGGTTGGTCGAGCAAGACTCCTACTGAACGGGCAGAATATTACCAAGACCCCAAGAACGCATTGATGGCGGGGATTACGCAGTTGGGGCAAAAGGGTTTTTCGTTCACAACGCTGGGCATGGCACAGAACTTTTTAAACCCAACTATTCAGCCTGCGGAAGCCCAGATTGCTCTTGGTATTACCCCGCAGCAGACTTTCCGTGGGTCAGAATTGGCGCAGCAAGATGCGGTAAACGAAGCGTATGCAGCTCAATCACTGCAATCTGGATCACCTCTTGGCGTTGGTTTAGGTACCGGTGACGGCGGCATGGGCAGCGGTGGCGGCAGAAGCGCTGGTGATAGCCCTGGAACTACAAGCTC